GGTGGGGGCGGGCCCTGGCCACTAGGTGGTCCTGGGGGCGCTGCCACCGGCACTAGGTGCTCGGCTGCCTCGACCTGTGCGGCGCACGGTAGCGCACGCACCGTGACCGATGGGGGGATCAGCTGGTGGGGACCTTCTCGCCGCAGTCGAGACACCACGCCACGGTCATGGTGGTGGAGCCCTTCCACCCGTGCTCGCACGCCGCGACCAGCTGCACCTGGATGGCGCTGGGGAGGGCGCAGCTCGGGCACCACACGCCCAGCACCGGGTCGGCGTCCAGGACCAGTTCGATGGTCAGCTCACCGCCGACCGGCTCGTCCGGACACAGCGGACAGCTGGGCCGGTCGGCGGGCATCAGCGTTGAACGATCCGGCGCAGCGCGTGCTCGGCAGCGGCGGGCCCGAGGTGGCGGGTGCGGAGCTCCAGCTTGCGGAGAACGTCCATCACCTCGCCGACCGGCAGGAGGTTGGCCTGCGCCTCGGCCTCGGGGGTGAGCCGCGCCCGCATGGCCCGCTTCTGGCACTCGGGGCACCGCTGCACCACGCCGGCGGCGACCAGCGACTGCTGCACCTGGTCGTCCAGGTACGCCGACGCCACCAGCTGGGCCTGGGGCAGCTGCTCGAGCCCAGCGGCGGTGACCGCCTCCCGAGCGATGGGGAAGCCGGGGACGTTCACGGCCAGCGCGCCGATGAACTCCAGGCCTGCGCCGATGCGGCGCCAGTCGCCCGACAGCGAGCTGGCCCGGAGCAGGCGCAGCTGCTCGGCGGTCACGTCGGGGCGCAGCACGCCGGACACCCAGACGCCCAGGGCGCCGTTCGTGGCCCGCACGTCGGCGAAGGCGAGCCCCTGGTGGGCGTAGTGGTCGCGGGCGTCGGGGGCTCGCAGCTCGGCGGCGGCGTGGTCGCAGCCCATCGTGAGCGTGCCGGTGGCGACTCGGGTGCCGTCGTCGCACACCACCTCGCCGTGGTGGAAGTGTGCGTACGCGGCCAGCGACTCGGGGGCGGTCACGCACGTGCCGGGGTAGCCGACGTGGCACTGCCCCCAGCGGGCGGCGTGGCCAAACACCCGCCCGTCGTCGGTGATCGTGAAGGGGACGGCCAGGCCACCGTCGGGCTGCTCGACCAGGAGCTCCTGGGCGGGCATGCCGTACACCTCGGTCTGGCCCTCGCTGTCCACGTCGGGCTCGGGGATCGAGAACCAGCTGGCGGGCGGCGCTGCCGGCGCGGCGGCGACCGCGGGGGCGGCGGCGACCACGGCGTCCTCGTCCTCGTCGTCCTCGTCGGCGGGCGGCTCTTCGACCACCTCGGCGGTGGCCTCGCCGGCCAGCTCCATCCAGCACTTGGCGAAGGCGGGGATCGCACAGGCGGTGACGCCACGGACGCGCAGACGGGTGAAGCGGGCCAGCAGCTCGTCCACCTCGTCCTCGAACAGCAGGGCGTGGGACTCGCCGCCACCGTCGCCGGGGTCGGGGTCGCCAGCCGCGGCTCGCAGCAGGTGCTCGGGCACCAGGTCGGGGCGGGCGCCGGCGACCATGGCGACCATCTGGGCACGGGTCGGGAGCCGACCGGCGCCGGCGAGGATCACCACCTCGGACTCGCCGTCGCCGTCGTCGCGCAGGAGCAGCTGCATCGACCAGTTGTCCGGGTCGATGGACAGCCCCTGGCGGTTGCCGTGCGAGGCGGTGCCGGCCTCCAGGCGGCGCACCAGCTCGGCGCCGTCGGGCTGCTCGTCGTCCACCAGGCCCTCGCCCATCACCACGTCGCCCTCTCGGGTGATGGCGTCGATGGTGCCGACCTGGACCGCCCCGGAGAGCAGGTCGCCGTGCTGTTCCTGCTGGAGCCAGCCCAGCGGCAGGGGCAGGTCGGCCCACTCGATCGCGCCGGCCGCGATCACCCGGCCGTCGCCGGTCTGCTCGTTCTCGATGACCAGCGGTCCACGCCAGCGTCGGGCCATGGTGGTGTTCCTCCTACGGGTGTCCGGGCATGAGGCTACGACACCTCGCTGGCCGGGATGATCGTGGGCTCGAAGTCGCAGATGCAGCCGGTGTGGTCGCCGGGCATGTAGAAGCCATACGGGGGGAAGGCGTTGGGGTTGGCGAGCACCGGGTCATCGAAGTTCTGGAACGTCACACCGTCCAGATTCCGGTGGGGCTCGAACGGTCGCTGCCGGAAGGCGGGCCCGTACACCCAGCGGTAGCCCTCCACCATGGCGCCGTTGTCGCGCAGGGCGCCGCGGACCAGCTCGCCGGTGCCGATGCCACCAGCTGGTCGGGTGCCGCCGTCGGTCAGCGCGACCCACGCACCGGCGCCGTCCTCGGTGACGAGCCCGGTGGCGCCGCCGGCGCGGGCGAGGGCCTGGCGCACCAGCCCGGTCGGCACCTTGAGCGTCGGGTCGAACTCGCCGGCATCGGGGGCGGCGGGGTCGGGGTCGAACATGCGGGCGGTGGCGAGCGCGGTCAGGGCCTCGCGCATCCACGCCCACGCCTGGGCCAGGTCGTCGGCCTGGCGTAGCCGCAGCTCGGTCCGCTCGGCGGTCGAGAACCCCGAGCTCACCCGGTTGGCCACGTCCAGGGCCTCGTCCTGGGCCTGGTCGCCCCACGCCATGAACTGGGCCTCCAGCTCGTCCCACGCGCCGTCCAGCGGGTCGTCGTCGCCGAACACCTGGGCGACCAGCGCCTGGCCGAGGGTGGCGAACCCGTGGGTCACGGGGACGTTGCGGAGCAGGGTGCGGTGCTCGGTGCCGTTGGTCTTGGACCGCAGCCGGTTCCCGGCGCGCTCGAGCGCACGGACCATGGCGTCGTTCGCTGCGACCGACAGGCGAGTGCGCAGCTCCCGGTCCAGCTCGGTGAGCTGCCGGCCAGCGTCGGTGCCGGTGGCCGCGGCGGCGAGCGCGATCGGCGGGGGTGGGGACGCGCGTCGGGTGCGGGCCCCGGCCAGCAGCTCCAGCAGCGCGGCCCGAGCTGCCGCGTTCACGGCCTCGTCGCCCTCGTTCCCGTCCTCGCCGTCCTCGGGTGGGGCAGCGGGCAGCTCGCCCGACGGCGCCGGCGCGGCCTCGGGCTCGGGTACTTCGATGGGCACGCCCAGCAGCTCCAGCAGCGCCAGGGTCAGGTCGGCGGTGAGGATGCCCCGGCGCAGGCCCGCCCGGATGAGCAGGTCCACGGGCTCGGGGGCGGCGTCGTCGCCGTAGCCGTGGGCGGCGCGCCAGGCGTCGTCCGACAGCAGCCCGAGCGTCCAGCCCTCGGTGGCCTTCTCGGCGGGGTCGGGCTGGCGGATGAGCCCCTTGGGGTCGTACCAGACGAACAGGCGACCGTCGGCCCACTCGGGCGGCACCGTCGGGTTCTCCCGGAGCTGCGGGGTGAGGAACGCGAACGACAGGGCCTCCACGGCGGTGTCGGCGCTCGGGCGCAGGTAGTCGTTGAACTCGTCCTCGTCCACCTGGGCGGCGTTGGCGTACGTGGTGTTCTGGTGCCCCATCACCTTCTCCACCGGCAGGTTCAGGCCGCGGGCGATCCGGTCCACCCGAGCGGTGATGCCGGTTTCGAGCCCCTGCACGTGCTCGGCGTCGTAGAAGGGGATGCGGCGCAGCACGTCGGGCTTCAGGTACTCGGCGGGGCCGCGCAGCACACCGGGCTGGACGGTGGACGGCGCCGATGGGTCGGCGATGGGGTCCACGAGCACCTGGTGGAGCACGGCGTCGAGCGGGTCGGCGGCGTCGTCCTCGCCCTCGCCCTCGGGGTCGGTGGGGTCGGCGGGCCCGAACGACAGCTCGTTCGGCACGGTGAAGAACCCAGCGGAGACGCCACGCCAGGTGTGGGCCTGGAGCTGCTGTTGCATGGCCTGGAGCAGCTTGCAGTCGCCGAGCAGGCCACGCATGGCCGAGTCGGGCAGCGCCGACCACTGCGGGTGCCGGGTCCAGATGCGGATGATCGTGTCCCGGTCGGGGTCGAGCGGCTTCCCCTGCCGCTGGTCGGGCGAGTCCTTGATGTAGTACCGGCCGGACTTCACGTCCACCTCGGACACCGAGCGCACTTCCCAGTTCTCGCCGTGCTCCAGCTCCTGCGTGGAGCCGTCCCGCTGGGTGATCGTCTCGGTCCAGGCGCCCCAGCCGACCAGGTAGCACTCGCCGGCCACCTCCAGGTTCATGTCCAGCTCGCGCAGGATCTCGGCCTGGCCGCCCACCTCCGACCGGAGCCGCCACAGCTCGGCCTCCGCGGCCTCGGCGACCGCCGGCGGCACACCGGACGCTTCGTCGGTCACCGGGATCGGGGCGCCCTCGGGGTCCTCGGGGTTCTCCACCGCGACGTAGAGCCGCAGCTTGCCCAGCTGGTTCCCGCGGTACCGGATCGACTCCTTGATCTCGGGTACCTCATCGAAGTAGCCCCAGCTCTCGCCCTGCCACTCCTGGCGCTTCGCCGCCTGGCGAGCGGCCACCTTGGGCTCGGCCAGCTGGATCGCGGTCGCCGCAGCCACCAGGGCGTTGGGCTGCTTGTGCTGTTCACCGCGTCGGGCCACGCGCTGCTCCCCGAGGGCTCGGCCGATGTCTTGCGGCGTGAGCGTACGTCACCAGCCCCAGCGTGGGGCACGATGGGGCTCTACCAGCCGCGGCGGCGTGGGTTGTCCCGGCGGCGTGGTGAACGGGGCCCAGCTCGGCGCAGCAACCGGAGTGCGTGGCCGATGTGCCACCAGTCGCAGCTGGTGCACCGGTACTCCGACACCGGGTCCCGGTCGGTGCGCTTCCGTCGGGCCTGAGCGGCGCGCTGGACGGCGGTGCGGTGGGACAGGGCGAGCTTCCCCGTGACCCGACACCGCAGCTGGCGCTGGTCGTCCACGTAGGTGCCGCCGGCCCGCACGGTCAGTCGTCCTCGAGCCTCGCCAGGAGGGCGGCGCCAGCGGACAGGGCGAGGGCGGTGGCCAGCGGGCCCCACGCTCGGGGTGCGAGCCGTCGGGCG